CCGTGACGGCTACGATAAAGCGGTTACAGAGCCATTCCCGCCAAACAAATACGTCGAATTGGCAGAATCATACTACCAAGATGGCTATGAATTCCTCAAAAACTTCGACGGACTAGATGATTTAGAAATCTTAGGCGTTGAAACCAGATTTAGAGAGCCGCTTGATGATTTCTGCTACACTGGTGTCATCGACCTAACCTATAGAGATCATGATGGCGGCATTGTGGTGCAGGACTGGAAAAGCAAATCAAAGTTCAAAAACAAAATGGAGCAGTCACAATTTGCCAGACAGCCATTGAGTTATGGGTTGCACATCATCAAAAAATACAAGGAGCCTCCAAAAACTCTTAGGTTCTATATGTTCCGCAAGCAAGAAATTGTCGACATTCCGTTCACAACGCAAGATTACGAGAGCGCACTTGGCTGGATAAAGGACACTGTTAAAGAAATTAGAGAGTGCGAGGAGTGGAGCGCAACGCCTGATTCCTTCTTTTGCAGTGAATTATGTGGATTCCGTGATATGTGCGAATTCAAAGGTGGTGGTACTGAACGAACATCGACCGCGAAAAAATCCAAGAAGCCAAAGAAAAACTAGGCGAACGCGCGGCCTTCATCATAGCAGAAGAATTACAACTAGAAAAATTTGATGAGAAAAACCTAAAGGCATGTTGCGGTTTCCATAGCGAAAAAACACCAAGTTTCATCTGGAACAAGAAGGCGAACAACTATCACTGTTTCTCCTGCAACAAAACTGTAGATATAATCGACGTTTTCATGCTCAAAGGACTTACATATGTTCAGGCAGTACAAAAACTGTTTGAACTCGCTGGCGTTAAATATTCATTTGGAGAGCACGGAGTACAAACCAAACGCGCATACCGCTATCCCGCAGATGTTGTGAGCGAAGACAAATCTCAAGTCTATAAATACTTGGGGATGCGGAAGATTTCCAAAGAAACGGTTGACTACGCCCAAGTCGAACAGGATGAGCATGGCAATGTAGTTTTTAAGTACTACGATCTCAATGATGTTCTTACAATGGTAAAGTATCGCCCTAGCAGAAAAGTCAAGAAGGGCGAGGCGAAAAATTGGTGCCAGAAGGATGCTGATACTGCACCACTTCTATTCAATATGAACCGTATCAACGTCGGTCAACCGCTGCTCATTTGCTCCGGGGAAATTGACTGCCTCTCAGCAATTGAGGCTGGGTTCCACAACGCAGTGAGCATCCCCTTGGGCGACGGCAACACCCACTGGATTGAAGAGAATTGGGATTGGTTAGAGGAATTCAAAGACATCATCATCTGTGCCGACAATGACGAGTCCGGTAGAAAGTTTCAAAAAGACATTGTTTATAGACTCGGCTCCTGGCGGTGCAAAGTTGTTAATGTACCGGAGACATATACTACAGAAGAAGGAAGAGAGATTTTTGTAAAAGATCTCAATGAAGTCCTTTTCTGGTACGGAAAAGAAAAAGTTTTAGAAATTATCCTGAATGCAAAAGACACTCCTGTACAATCAGTTATTGGATTTTCTAAGATCAAGAAGATAGACTACGACCAGATTGATGGTATTTGCACGGGGATAAAAAAACTTGATAACGTTCTAATGCGCTTATTTTATGGGACATTCAACATTTTGACTGGTATCCGTGGTGGAGGCAAATCATCTCTATTATCACAGATAATCTGCAATGCCCTAGATCAAGATAAAGATGTTTGGTTGTACTCAAAAGAAATGCCGGATTTCATGACAAAGAGTTGGTTGAACTATATTCTAGCTGGCCCTAGAAACGTAAGAAGATATGTTTCAAAAGAGGGCGCAGATTATTATAAGGTTCCAGATGAGGTGTCACAAAAAATTGATGCTCATTATGGAGATAGATTAGTCTACTACAAGGATGAGTGGTCTAGCTTAGCTGAAGATATTCTGCAATCGATGGAAGATTGTGCAAGAAAATACGGATGCAAGTTGTTCGTTATCGACAATCTCAAGACAGTAAAATTCAAATGCAGCCAAGAAGAAAAATGGTCGAAGCAGGTTGACTTTATTAATGATCTCATTAATTTTGCTAAAAAATATAACGTTGTTGTCATTCTTGTAGTGCATCCAAAAAAGATCGAAACTATAAGACGACTCACATCAATGGATATTGGTGGTATGAGTGACATCGTTGATCTTGCTCATAGAGCGATAAGTCTATATCGTGTAACGCCATCAGACAAGAAAGGCCAAAAGAACAGCAGAGGAACTGGATATGTAAGAGAACCAATCAAATACAACGTCATTCTCGATACTCTCAAAGATAGAATGAGGGGCAAAGAGGGAGAGGAGATTGGATTGTATTATGATATACCGTCTCGGAGATTTTTCACAAGCCCAGAAGAATATGATCACCAGAATTTATGGGATACAAATAATTACACTACGAAAATCGAATACCCCATAAAGGATGACGAAGAAGAAGTCTTTGGAAACTAACGAAAAGGAGGGGAGAGAGATACTAACATATCAGTGCTATCACCGCCATTCTTACTTTACAAATCCGCGTATCGCTGATTCCGTCGTGAGCAATGAATCCTATGCAAAAAGAGCGGTTGAACTCGGACACGGCATCATCTCCACAATGGAGCATGGCTGGCAAGGCAGATACATCGAAGGCTACGAGCTGGCTCAAAAATATGACCTAAAATTCGTCTTCGGTGCTGAAGCCTACTGGGTAAAAGACCGCTTCGAGAAAGACCGCTCAAACTGCCATATCTACGTCGGAGCGAAGAACGAGCGTGGGCGGCAAGCCATCAACGATATTCTTTCAGAAGCAAGCATTACTGGCTACTACGCCCAACCTCGCATCGACGTTCCGCTGATCCTTTCTCTCCCCTCCGATGATGTTTTTGTTACGACCGCCTGTGTCGCCTATTGGCGGTATGATGACATTGAGGACATCACGCTAAGGTTCAACGACCACTTCAAGCACTTTTTTTTAGAGGTTCAATATCATAACACAGAGAGGCAGCGCGACTTAAACCGTAGAATCTTGAATCTCTCAAAGAAGCATAAGATTCCACTTATCATGGGAACGGACAGTCACTTCATAAAAAACGGAGACAATCAAGAGCGTACTGACTATCTTGCCTCCAAAGGCATTGAGTATCCGGACGAAGAAGGATGGTATCTCGACTATCCTGACGGCGATGAAGCCTACCAGCGGTTTGCAAATGTATTTCTGACGGTTGAACCCTATGAGAATCCGTGCTTCACTAAAGAGATCAAAATGCCGACTCTCTACCCAGACTTGACGCAAGAGCAGAAAAATCAAAAATACTCTGACTTGGTTTGGGAGAAGTGGAACGCAGAAAAGCATAACGTTCCGCAAGATCGCTGGGCTGAATATGAAGACGAGATCCGCAAAGAAATTAAGATTGTTCACACAACTCATCATGCTGATTACTTCCTACTTGACTATGAGATCGTCAAGAGAGGCAAAGAGAAGGGAGGGGTTATCACTTCCTCTGGGCGCGGCAGTGGCGTGAGTTTCTACACCAATAAACTCCTCGGTTTTACGGACGTTGACCGCATCTCTGCAAAAGTCAAGATGTATCCTGAACGCTTTATGTCACCCACGCGAATCCTTGAGACAAAGAGCCTTGCAGACCTTGACTTGAACCTCGGAACGGTTGGTATTTTCGCTGAAGCACAGGCGGAAGTGCTTGGTGAAGGACACTCTGCCCCAATGCTTGCCTACGGAACAATGAAGCCCAAAGCCGCATGGAAGATGTACGCGAAGTCACAGGCGGTCAACTTCGATCTTGCCAATAAGGTTTCAGAGCAAATTGAAAAATATGAATGGGCTTTAAAACATGCTGGTGAGGACGAGAAGGAAGATATTAATGTTCTTGACTACATAGACGCTGAGTACCACGACATCTATACACAAAGCAAAACGTATCTTGGTGTTGCTTCTGATTTCAAGATACACCCGTGCTCTTACCTTCTCTATCAAGGCGACATTCGCAGAGAAATTGGACTTGTAAGAATCAAGGAGAATATCTGCTGTGTCATGGATGGCAAATGGGCGGAGGAGTACAAATTCCTCAAAAATGACCTGCTGAAGGTTTCTGTCGTTGACCTTATCGATAAAATCTACAGGCGCATCGGCATCCCCCGGCACAGCGTCCGAGAATTGCTTGATTTGTGTCCTCCGGAGAGCAATGTTTGGGATATTTACAAAAAGGGCTGCACACTTGGAATCAACCAGGTTGAGCAGGCAGGCACCTCCGCCCGCGCCCAAGTGTATGCGCCAACCAATATTTCAGAGTTGTGTGCTTTTGTAGCTGCTATCCGCCCTGGTTTCAAATCCATGTACAAGACCTTTGAACGCCGTGAACACTTCGAGTATGGCATAAAGGCACTGGATGACCTAATTCAAACAGCAGAAATGCCGCACTCATTCATCCTCTACCAAGAAATGTCTATGGCGGTTCTGAACTTCGCTGGCATTCCAATGAGCGAATGCTATGATATCATCAAAAACATCGCTAAGAAGCGCGTCGAGAAAGTCTTGAAGTACAAGACGCAGTTTATTGAAGGATTCACAAAGACGCTGATTGAGCGCGAGGGGCAGGACGGTGACACAGCACAAAAGGTCTCCCATGATGTGTGGCAGACCCTTGAAGACTCCAGTTCATATTCCTTCAACGCTTCGCACTCTTACTCCGTCGCGATTGATAGCCTCTACGGGGCGTTCCTAAAGACAAACTATCCTCTCCAATTCTACGAAGTATTTTTGACAATTCTTCAAGAAAAAGGAGAGAAAGACCGCCTCAATGAAGCGAAGAATGAGGCAGAATCTTACTTCAAGATCAAATTTCCTCCGTATCGCTTCGGGCAAGACAACCGCGCTATCGTCGCGGACTTTGAGAATAATGCCATTGATAACTCAATTTCTGCAATTAAGGGCTTTGGCGCAGCGATAGGCGACACTCTCTATGAATGTGGACAGCAGTCCTTTGAACGATTCACAGACGTTCTTAGATGGCTCAATCAGCACTCGGTAAAGACATCTACGGTTGAGCCACTAATCAAGATTGACTATTTTGCTTCGTTTGGCAATACAAACGAACTGCTCCAGATCAATGAAATGTTCAACTTCTTCAAGTGTGGCGAAGCGAAGAGCATTTCAAAAGAGAAGGTTGCTGATAGTCCGTATTTACCGTTTATTCAGAAGCACTCAAGAGGCACAAACGACAAAGGCAAGGAACTCAAATCTTATGCGGTTAGGGATATTGACTCACTAGTTAAAGATTGCGAGGACTACATTCTATCTCTTGGGATAAAGGACATGACTTACCGAGAGAAAGCATCTATCCAACTTGAAATTCTCGGCTATGTTGACTTGACAACGGGCAAAGAGGAAGACCGTCGTAAGTTGCTTATCACGGACATAAGACCGCTACAAGGCAAGGATGGCAAGTGGTGGGGGCATGCGGTGTTCACAAAGTCTATCGGCAGCGGAAAGACGGCTAGACTAACACTAAAAGACTTCATGTATGCCGAAGAACCGATTTTTAAGGGTGACATCATTTACGCAAGTGTTGTAGAGAAGAAAAAAGAATGGTGGTACTTGAGCGACTACAGAAAGCTATAGGAGACTAAATGAGAAAGTCAATTACATCGACAGTAGTAACATGCGATGCATGTGGGCGCACACACTCGTCTTGTACTGAGCATCGCATCGACAATTCAAGCGTCGATTTGTGTCCGAAGTGTGAACGAGTGCTCAACAACGTACTTTCTGGTAAAGACTTTACAGTCGCGCTCAACATGAATCAGTCAATTAGCGTATGTCTGGGCGAGGCTTCCGCAGATTCCTACAACAAATATTGGGCTAGATACAAAGAGTTGCGGGTAAAAGAGGGTGAATGGAAGACGATGCAATTATGGATGTTCCTTGAACAATGTGCGGATGCGTTTAGAGGACTGACTGGCAGTGCACAAAAAATAGCTACTCCATTTGAAATCAGGATGAAATTTAGCGACCTCGATGTTGTAGAGAATTAAATCAATGAGTAATTTGGTGAGGAATAAAAATGAGTGACAATTTAGAAAAGTGTTCCTGCTA